TATAATTTTTAGGATAATGATTTGAGTCATTATTTGATATTGGATAATTTTTAGGGAATTTCTTTATGTATACAAGTATATTATCAAAGAAATGACCAACCATTGATGTAAATTTAATATAATCTGCATTTTCTACATCATTTTTAATATATTCGGGTAATTGATAGATTAAACTATTGTAATTATTCTTATCAAATATAACTCCTTCTTCTATCTTATCATTTATACTGGATGAATTGAAAAATAAATAAGATTCATAATCATCGAAAGAATCTAATAATTTAATTTGTTCTTGAGTTTTTAAATTTACATCAGATGCGTAAGAGGCAGAAATTGAATAAACTGAATTATTAGCTTTATTTTTCAAAGAATTCTTCTCAGAATCCAATTTTGAATATTGTAAAATTTTGTTTTTAGCAACTTTAGTTCTTAACTCAGCTGACGAATAATTTATAAAATCATTGAAATCTTCAAAATTTATAAATAAATCGTTTAATTTTTCTTTTAATTTTACTTTTGCAAAATCTAAAGTATCTTTATTTAAATCTTGAAATTTTTGATTTGTCGCACTTATAGTTGGTACTTCAACATTAAAATTTACTCCGTTTAAATAAACTTTTCTAGATAATTGTTGTGAAAATATATTGGTCTTAAAATAAACAGGCGATATAGATATATTTGATATCCAACAAAAGTTTTTAACATCAAATTGAGTTGGCAATGGTTGATCCAATTTTAATTGTACATTAATACTGTTATCGATTGTATTTACATAACTTGTATGATCGACTATTGTAAATAAGATTCCATTATCAAAATTTAATGCATTTTTAAAAAATCCATAAAAATTATCGTTATAATCATCTAACAACTTTGTAACTTTAGGCAATAACCAATCAGTATAAATTACTTTTGTAAATAAATCTAATACTTTTACGAGAGAAGTTGGATTTAAAGACGTTCTTTCCAAAATTCTATCTTGACTTACTTTTTGTACTATTATTTTTATAGATTCTAAAATTTCATCTTTTAAAAATTCAACGTTATTATATGTGTATGAAAAGTTTTTTATTTGATCAGCAATACCGACAAACGTTTTAGTTTCTAAAATGTCAGACAATTGATCATTGGTTTTTATTATTTTATTAAAACCTTTATATGTACTTGTGATAAATTCCTGTAACTCGGCTTTTGATTTTAAACCCAATAGTTGAACTATTTCATATAAGTTATAAACACTTTCATTATTCGCAAAATCTTGTTCTATAGGATTATTATCAACTATATAAAGAAAATCGTCCTCTATTTGTAAAAACAAATATTTTTTATCTGCAAATGCTCGTATTTTAATCGCATCTAATCTATTTTTTTCAGTTTTAGTTGCATCAAATGCAAATGATAATCTTACTTCAGTTCTACTTGGTGAAACTTCTTTTATAACAAGACGATTCGTATCATTACCAGCAATATTCCTTAAAGGATTATATAGTAAATAATACAGGCCAGGTCCAACTTGATTTTCTTTTAGATCAAATTGAGAATGAACTAGTATATCACTATCATATCTTACTAAATTTGTATTTGGATTTGCATAATTATAACTCTGTAATTGATTGTTTATATCTCTATAAGAACCTTGTACAACGGAATAAGTTACTTTAGGAATTATTCTATTAAAACTTAACGGATTTTGTTGATTATCATATAATGTAAATTCTATAACGTCATCGTCTCCGTCGCCAAAAAACCCTTTTTCAGATACTAAAGTTTGTTCATATAACTTTTGTAAATCGGTATTAAAATATGAAGCACTTACAATACCTGTACTTAAACCACTTTCATTAATTGATAAATAATCGTAAGGCATATTAAGAGTTTAATGGTAAATATGGAAAATCGTCACTAAAATCAGAAGGTACATTTCCTTGTCCCAACTTAATTCTCAAGTTAACAATTTCATTTTTCATAGCTGCAATGACTTGTTTATCATCGTTATTTTCATATTTTTCAACCAAACTATTTACAGTTTCATTTAATATTCTATTTTCTTGTAATAAATTATTATATTGAGTAATCACTTCGGTTAAATTTCTTTTTTCTTCTATAACAGGAGTACTAAGTTCGGTAAATTCAACTGTATTTGTATCTTTTATTTTTGAAGAATTATATTCAAAGTTTTTAAGTGGTATTTTTACATAGTTAAACTTACCATCGTATGATTGTGATACATTATATACGAGTTGTGCATTACCAAAATTATCAAAGTTATTATCAAATGTACCTAAATCTTTAAACTTTTGTACGTCTACAAGAGAAACATTATAAATTAGTGGTATATTTGCCATTTTTTATCTTGTTATTTTAAATACTTTTTGTGTATTAACAATATCTATAGATCCGTCGTCGTAAACAACTTTTATAAATATCGTTAAATATCTTTCTTGCGGTAATCCCGTAGTTTGTAATTTAAAATAATTACCTTGTACGGGATCACAACTTAATTTTGTATAATCACTAAAATCTACCAATACTTCTTCAGATTCAGCATCTTTAATCATATAATATGAACTGGATGGAAGATACTTTGGCGTAACCATTGCTGGTTGTTGATACGATTTATTAAATTGTTTTAATGGATATCTATCTCTAGCAAATACAAATATCTTTGGTAAACTACCAGCTTTATATTCATTCTTAAGATATTGTAAATTGATTATATTTTGTATAGAACCACTAATTGGAGCTAAACTGCCTGTATTAAATACACTATCGTCCCAAGCAACATCAATATATGGACTATAAATTGTGTTTGTATCCCTACTAAAGAATTGTAACAACCCGTTTGTATTTTGAAGTGGTGGCGTGGAAATTTCAAAAGAAGTTAATAAGATTAATCCATTATTAGGTACACACCCACATAACCAACTTCTAACAATTTGTGTGATATCCATTTTAATATCACTTTGTTCACCATAATTAAACGATTGATTACAAACTAAACTGGAATTAGCTAATGGTGTATATTTAGAAGAGCTACAAATCCACTTTGGTTTATTAGTATAAGAAGATGGTACTTTATAATACCAAGTACCTCCTTGATTTTTCCAACTACCGGTTGCGTATGAAGCTGTTAATAAATAATTATCATTGGTATATACACTACCCGTTACATCATTTCCATACCATATACCATTACCGTCATAATTTCTATAATTCCAACTACATCCCAGTTGAGAACCATCATCTGCATATCTACCATTGCCATTATCCCAAGTTTGGTTTAATGGATATGCATATATTGAATAATTTAATGGTATGTTTCTAGCACCACAACATTTTAAATTGAGAGTAAACTTTATATCGGATCCACTAACTGTGTTATTTGATACGGATTGACTTAATTCGGTTAAATCAAATTTTAAAAGAGTTCTACTAAATTCAGGTGTGATTAAATATTCGGATGTAGTGGGTACAGTAAATGACCCTGTATACACGCCTTTAAAATAACCTACAAAGTTTACAACATCTACATAATAAGAGTTGCTTGATGTAATTGTACTGATGATACCTCCCCAACCACTTGAACTTATGAAACTTCCACTATAAGAAGATGTAACACATTGTGGACTTAATACACTGCCGGAAAATGAACCAGATGCATAATCAGAAGAACCAGACAAGTACAATGCAATTTTGTTACCACTAGTTTTATTTTTCAATCTACCTGTGAAATTGGCTATGAAAGTAGTTCCAGGCACTGCTGATGAAGTTAAACCAAAAGCTCTCCATTTGCTTCCAGAATATATAAAAATTGACGATGTTGTATAAGCTAACCAACCTTCGTTACCGTAAGAAGATGCTGTCAATGGAGCATCGTGCCAATAAGGACTTGAGTAAACAGTTTTCTTACCATTATTAGAAGCGTAAATTTCTAAAATTTCATCCAACCCAAAATTTTTGTTTTTATATTTGGATGAATTATTTATGTAAGTATCTTGTGATGGATAAATAAATGTGTGCATATTAAACTACAAGTCCTTTTATATCAGTATTTGGAAATTTAATTTCAAATATAGATGGATCCTTTGACGGATAAATAATATTATTTTGTGTAGCGATACTTAAATTATACGCGATTGGAGAATAATCTCCGTCATCAATAGTTAAATTTTTTATTTTTATATCAATAACGGATTGTACACCTTCATTTTTCATTATTTCGAAAGTTAATTGACTTAGATTTATAGGTTGATTAAATGAAAGATTGTCTATGTTAAAAAACGATTGAATAGTTTGTGTACAGTTGTTTAACACATCTTTTTTATTAAATCCCTGAAATACTGTAATTTTAAAATCGATTCCAATATTAATTATATACCCGTCTAAAATATTAATTTTATCGGTTACAATTTTAAAATTATTTAAATAATTAATTAGATTTTGAAGCGTTGCTGGATTTATTTTAGTTAATTTTTTATTACGGTCGTATCCTAAAACATATAAATTGTTTGTAAATGGATTATTAGATTGTAAGAATTTTTGACGATCCAACGGATTCAAAGGAGATAAATCTAAAGTTTCATTATTATTGGTCGAAACCAATCCTCTTATCAATCCATTATATTGTACCTGTCTAGATGCGTTGCTTTCAATATAAGCCTTAGCAATACTACCTAAATAAGTTGGTAAAGAATATACTCTTAATAAATAATCTTCTTCGGTTATCATACGATTTTGAGAAGAAAAATTTAATATTGCATTTTGTCGTATTTGTTCATTAGTATCTGCTTCTCCACCTCCTGTAGAAGATTCGGGATTTGATACTCTTAAAGAATTTTTTAAATTATTTAATAAAATAATTTCGCCATCGGTAAATGAAGTTGCGTCGTTTAAATAACCAACGGAAGTTATTCTTGTTATTTCTTCAGAATTTACATTTGACTCAACTCCTCCGCCGACAACATATGTAATTGTAAGTGTAGTATTTGATGGCGTTGTACCATACGAATTGTTTTTCAAAACATTAGTACTGTCTAAACTTATATTCAAATTTTTTAGATTGGATAGACCAATTCCAACATTTGATGGATTTGGAATAATTATTGTGTTTTGAAAATTTTCAGTATTCGCACCAAATTGTAAGTATGTAAAATTATTTTGATCGACCGTTGTTATAAATCTATTTTCGGTTCTTAAATATTTCAAAATTTTTGGCGTTTCATTTTTATATTTTGAAAGAGTTTGATTTGTCAATGGTACATTATCTACGACTATTGGAATTGTATCTTGTGCTAGATATTGTGATTCATAGTAATTGTTATTGTTCGAATCAATTACATTCAAAATTTTAACAATGTTTGTTTCGTCTAGTTTTATCTTTAAAAATGGTTGAGAATCTCCAACGGAGATTTGTTTAGTTACAATTCGACCTGAATAAGCTTTTACCGTTTTTTTCAACAAATAAAACAAAGGAGCTCCGGTATTGTCTCTACTATAAACACTAATTTCTCTCGGTGAAAATAATGTATCTTGACTAAAATCTACACTATCCTCAATTAAAAAATATACCCCACTTACACTGGACAATTGTATATTCGGACTTAATATTAAACAGTATCTTTCATCAGGAACATATTCTCCATCAACCGCGGATGTTTTTGTTGACGGTATCAATTGATATAAATCGACGTTTACACTGGAAACGGAAGAAACTTTTGGTTTATAACCCAAAAACTGTGATAAATTTATTAAATTTTTTCTTTCATTTGCAAATTGAATAAAACTCTCTTTAAACTGATAATCAGTATAATACGAAAGTACGTCGCCAACAAACGATGCTTGTTCTATAAAAATTTGACCAGGTGAACTTTCACTGAAATCTCTATAACTTTGAGGATAATACTGTTTAGTAAAATCAATTAATTGTTGTTTTAATGTGGTAAAATCACGATTCAAATACAAAACATCTTTTGTATTTGCTTTAAAAGTTTTATTTACTAATTGTGTCATTATAAATTATTATTATTAATGGTTACTTCAGTTTTACCTAAAAGGTCTCTATAAGAGAACTCTACACTTATAAATATTTTAGTTTGGTCATTATTTACAACTTGATCATTCCGCAATGACACTTTAACATCTGTAATAATTATACCATTCATAAACTTATCAACATCGTTTTGTATCAAATTAACTAAAATATCTTTTGATTCATCTAAATTATTTTGTTCAAATAGAAATTTATATAATGACGATCCGAAACTATTATTAAATCGTCGTTCACCTGGTTTTGTAAGCAGTAAATTACGAATATTACTCGATACTTGTGAAACTGTATCAGTATTCATTTCAAAATATCCATCTCGTCCTAATCTAAATGGAATTCTGAGTCCTATTGCTTTTTTAACCATTATTGTCCTTTATTTCTTTTCTTATCTACCGCTTTCATTAGTGAACGATAATCCTTAGTCATCGCTTCATATACTGTTTTGACAGGTTCGGGAGCATTTTCAGGTGCTTTAACCTCATTGATCTGTTCTCTACTAGCATTACCACCAAAACCGTCTCCTATTAAACCAATCATTTGACCTTCTTGAGGAACTCCTCCTTTTGTTTGATTTAAAATCTCATTCAATACTGGATTGGATGTATATTTTACTTGTTTTTTAGGTTTAAGAGGTTCTACTACAGTTTCTTCCTCAAATAAAGATTCAGACTTATCTAAGTACGACTCTTTTGAAACCGATTTACTCAAATTTTGTACTTGATTACCCAAAAGTATTTCGGTTAATTGATATTTGAGTTCTTCTTTGAGAACATTACGAATTTCTTGTTGAACGGTTTTACGAATATATTCTTTTAATGCGTCTATTTTCATATTATTATATATAATTATCAAAAAGTAGATGATTTAGGTAAATTTAATAATGTTTGAGCACCTTTTGTGCTATCGGGTCTGGGTATTTTAACAGTCTTAATACGAGGTGTGTTTAATGGTTTTGGTATTTTAGGTTTAGGCATACCCTTTTGTACACTAGCTAACTTAGCAGCCGCTGCACCTACAACTCCTCCACTTGCAGCTCCGATTAAAGCACCTTGTCCACCTCCTACAGCAGCACCAATACCGCCACCTAATCCGGCGCCTGCTAAAGCCGTACCTCCGATACCACCTAAAACAGCACCGGCTCCTATTGCACCACCACTTAAACCACCTATCAAAGCTCCTTGACCGCCTCCGGTTATTGCTCCAATACCAGCACCAATACCTCCACCTAAAGCTGCGCCTCCCAATGTCTTAGCTAAAGTTGAAGTAGAACCAATAGCACCAGTTTTAGGATCAACATATTTTGTATTTCCCGCTATAGATTGTGGACTAAATTTATCAGGAGACCAATCTTTACCAAGACCGTCCGGAATTGAACCTTTTGGATTTAATTTATCGGTTGTAGAAGTTACTGTTGAAGTTACCGAAGTTTGTGCTTTATTGAGAGAATCCTGTGCTTTATTTAAACTACTTTTGGCTTCATTTAAAGTACCACTTGCTGCGCCTTGAGCTTGACTTACTGCACCACTTGCTGCGCCTTGAACTTGATTTGTAGTATTGGAAACTGAACTTTTTGCTTGACCAACCGCATCTGTTGCCGATGTTGCAGTGAGACTTTTTACTTCTTGTGAAGGTAATTTTACATTAGGGTTATCAACTACAGGTGGTTTATTTGTAATTCCGGATATAGTTTGAGTAGGTGGGCCTGGCAAAGCCGGATCTGGATCTATAAAAATAGCATCTGGTTCTATTGTAAAACCATCATCCGCTAATTGACCTTTAAGTGTTTGTATAAAAGATTCACGAAGATTTATTAAAGATACTGATACCGATTCTCCTGGGCTAGGTCTTTCTCTAATATCCGTTTTACTTGTTGCTCCCGCGACAGTTCGTATTTTTCTATTAGCCTCCGTACTTTCAATTTTTGTACCTCCTGTAAGAAGTGCTCTATAAAAACCTTTTTCATTCGGAGTATCTGAGACAACCCCTTCTACAGAAAATTCAATTTGATTTGGAAAACTAGCGTCTGGAGTTAAATTTCTAGTTTTAACATCAAATATCAAAGATACATCTTGTTCGGATATTAAATTAGGATTTTGTAAATCTATATTTGAAACGAAAGAATTCCAATCTTTTCTAAATTGATTCGGTGAAAAAATGCGATTCCATTGAATAGTTTGTTTATATGCAAAATAATATTTTTTTGTTGCCATAATATCAATCCTCAAATTCAAATTCAATCTGTACCGGACCTTCACGGCGATTACGACCTTTGAAATCACCTACAACACCTTGTCCTGTTACGGTATTAATTTCTACCGGATTTTTACAATCACCTTCACTTCCAATTGGTTTAACCCCGTTGCTACCAGGTGCGTAACCGCCGCCTGTTACAAAGACTCGTCTGCTTAAAGATTTGTGTAGACTATCTCTTAATAACTGAAGTTTAATTTGTTGAACAGGTATTTGTGTTTGATCGGGGTTAGCGTCAACTGTTATACCCGGACTTTCACCTCCTGCGTCAGGATGACTATGAGGATATGGATGTACATGATGATACCAATGCACGTGATCTAACAACCAATTACACAAATCATATAACCAATCTACAGTAGTTTGACCAAGTAAAACTGGTTCGTTTGTTTCTCCATATTGTCCTAAAAATATCTGTGGTGAATTTAAACAAGTTAGTCTATTAGTACTAAGCACAATTTGATCATTTGCGTCAACTGTGTATTCACTGTCAGTTGATATAGCGTATCTAGCTTTACTAAAATGAATAGTTTCTGCCAATCTACTCTGCATTACAATGCGATCTGAATTTATAACAATCTGATCTCCGGATAAAATGGGATAAACAAATGTTGTTGAATTCTCTGGATTAAATTTAACCTGTTCTTCAGTTGGTTGTTTATCAACACTTACTCCGAATATTGATTTATATACCGAAGTTACAAATTTACTCGTTGTAGCGCCGCTTGTAATTGCTATAGTACTGCCATCGTTATTTATATCTTCTTCAATTTGACCACCGAAATTTTTTTCTTTTTCAGTTATTTTCGGTATTCTCGGTAGTTTACGATGCACTCCTGGTGTGTCTTTATCTTGTGATATATTTCTTTGACGATTTCTAATGATAATCATAGGATTACCATAACCACCCCCCTTTGAATTTACTAATTTATCACTGACCGTATATGAAGCATACAGGTTAGTTTTGTCAATTAATCTGTTATCATCATAAGCTGAAAATCTTATTGATTGTCCAAATCTACTTTCAATTGTTGTATCCCCCTCATATTTTACTACATTTCTTATAAATGGGTTTTGAATAAAATATTCACCTGCATAACCTAAATTATTATATTTTGAATATATTGGCGCGGCTGTATATGTTTGTCTTTCTCCGTCGTAATAAAAAGGAACCGCTGATTTACCGTCTTCACTATAAACTGTTTCAACCGAATAATCTAAATTGTTTGGGAAATTGTTTTTATTAAAAGGTTTTGAATAATAGTACGTATCTCCTACTTTTTGCACAACTACCAATTCATTTACTAAAGGATATTGTGTAATTGTCTGGTCTAATGGAATTGCCCAAGGTAGTTTTTCTTTCGGTGTTTTTTTCTCTTGAGATAATATACGAATTTTAGCTCTGCCTAAATAACTGTAATCAACATCTTTTATAGAAGCTGGTTCATTTTTGTAGTTCAATGGTAAATGTTGAGGATTGACCATTGGTTTTGATTGGTCTTGTAATTTAACATGTAATTGAGTACTTATAACGTCTACAACAACTGCGATTTGTACAGGTGAATTTATATCAACAAGATCTTTAATTTTTTGATCTTTTAAATCAACGTTCTTTTTAATTTTAGATACATCCGTGGAAATCATAATCATTCACCTTTACTTATGGTAATTACCTCTTCCATCAATTGTTTACGATCTTCTTCACTAAGTATCATAGCATTACCTTCACCGGTTTCTTGTCCTTTAGCTACCAATCGTTGTACAACAGCTGCCAATTTAATTAATTGTTCATCGTTTTTAACGCCAACGTCATAATAATCTTTTATTAAAGGAACTATTATAACAGCATCATTTACGGTTTTAATTAGTGTTCTTAACTCGGAAATCAAAATATCTATTTGATCTTTCTTATTTTCTGAGTTTTTAACTATATCTTTACAAAGATTTGAAAAGTTTTTACCTTTATAAATTTCAAAGTTTAAGTCCATATGACTATAAATAGAAAAACCACCCAAATAATTGAGTGGTTTTATTACTAATTGTTATTATAATTAAAGTGTACCTTCATTTTGATAATTTTCAACTATTGTATCTTGATAACCTTTCATTTTGTTTATAATCTTGGTTATTTGTTGAGTTTTACAATTACTCATCTCTCGTATATACAAATATAATGTCTTTTTATTGAAATTTTCTAATCTATCACAATTTCTAAATAATTCAATTACTGCATATGCTATATGCAAATCTTTAATCTTAGTAAAGATTTTATGTACATTTTTTTCCCAATATGCGACCAAAAGTTTCATAAATTCTTGTGTTTGTACATCCTTATGATGTGCATCTTCGGTTTGTAAACAAACAGATGTCTCGCTAGGAGTATCACTGATATCTACGTGTTGATTATATCTTTTATAGTTGTTATTATTATGAAAAATAAGATAGTTCTTCGCTACAATACTAAAATAACTAAATGCTTTACCTTTACCAGCTTGAAATTTGTGTATGTTAGATACTAAATGACTAACTGTTTCTTTTTGAATTTCTAAAGGACTATTGTCAAAGTAAGTAAACTTAAATGTATTGAATATATTTTCAACTAATTTTTCAAAACTAAACTTAATTTTGTTTTCATAAATTTCATTACGTTTTTTGTCACACGTTTCGGTATTATACTCTATAATAGCTTCTTCGGTTTTCTTACTGAAATATATCTTTTCTTTTTTATTTCTACCACGTCTTCTTTTTCTAGGAGCATCATCACTATCTTCCACAAATTCTTCAGCTTCTTGTTTATTTGGCTCTACTTTTACATCAATTGTTCTCGGAATATGGATATCAACCTTAATTTTTCTTGGAGTTTTATTTTCTTTTTTCTTTATTAAGACCAAGTCAATTTTAATTTTAGGCTTTTTAGTTTTCTTTACACTATTAACCTTTAATTTTTTATTGAGTTTTTGTTTCTTACTAGAAGACTTTTTAAGTTTTGTCTTTTTCATCAAAGTTTCTTGGTTTGTCATTATCATCAGTTTGAATACGTTTATTTGTAAGCTCTATTATTTCTAGAATATTTTTAAATACGACACCAACATCGTCGTCTTTTTCAAACATACCACGTTGATCGATATTTTTCAATTTTTTATACGTATTATTAATCAATTGTTTGAAATCAACTAACCAATCTTCCAAAATATCAATTTGATTAAAAGCACGACGTAAAGCAACAATCAAAAATATATTGATTATTGAAGAAGTTAATAACAAAAATAATAGTGTAAATAACATTAGTTTTATTCTTCAGAGACATCATCGTCAGTATCTAAATACTCACTTATATAATCAATTGATTCTTGTATTGTGTCCCAACAGGATCTGTCATATCCTCGTTTAATTAGCCTATAAAGTTCAAAAAGTTGTTCTTCATCCATAATCGGTATAAGTAAATATATCAATCTAAATAAAAAATAACTTTTTTTATTTAAAAACTAAACATACCTCTTACACTCGGCGCTCTTTTTCTCGGTCCTTCTACTATTTTTTCGACAATCTTTTCAACAGGCTTTTCTACTTCTACTATTTTTTCTACTTCAACAATCTTCTCAACAGGCTTTTCTACAACAACTTCTTTAATTATTTCTTTTGGTTCTTCTTTTTTAGTTTCTTCATAAAGTTCGTAATCTTTATCTGACTGTAAATCTACTCTTTTTAACGACGTATTGTAAGCTAATAGTAAAACTATAGCAAGTGGATCGAATACGCCGATTAATACTATTATAAACCACTTAACAACTGTTTGTATAGTTGTATTAAATTCCTGTGCTACAAACTTAAACGTAGTGATGTCCTTTTTAGAACTATTGTCCGTTTTTAACTTAAATATTTCTTCATCTAATTTACCAACTTTATCACCGGAAACTTTTAATTTTTCATTTTCACTTTCCATTTGTTTATTTAAACCTTCAATTTGTTCATTTATTTGATTTTGAAGATTTTGCATTGCAATAGGATTTCTTGCAATTAAAGCATTTGTCATACTTTCACTCAAT